GGTAATAATGAAAAAACTAAATGCAGCAGGTGGTTGGCTTACATGGCATAAAGATTTATCAGTTGAATCTTATTACCTTCAGTTAAATTCCGATTTAGGAGAATCTGGATTAACTCAAGATAGTAGAATTTGGGGACAACAATCATTTACTTCTACAACAATAAGCACAAGTACAGGTTATTCTTATGATGTTAATGATTCTGTAGTAAGTTATTGCTTTGCAAACATTGCAGGTTATCAAAGGGTAAGTAGTTACCCGGGTAGCGGAGTTGCTGGAAAAAGAGTTTATGTAACAAACGATGGTCTAGCAACAGGCTCTGGAGGATTTCAACCTTCTTATGTATTAATAAAATGTAGCACAGCCAATAGCACAGATTGGTTGATTTTCACTTCAAACGTAGTGGATGGTAGTGGTGACCCTGTAATGCTAAGGGCAAATACCGCTGAGTCACAATTTACAGGCGATAGAGTGCAGTTTACTTCAGATGGATTTACTATTGAGGATAATGATGGCTCACGAAATGGATTAAACAATACTTACATCTATTTAGCAATAGCATAATGGCATAAATATAAAAAATATGACAACAACAATTTTAATATGTTTGATCACAGCGCTGATCATTATAAATCTAGCCTCGATATGGCTTACGAAAAAAGGTCTTACCAAAGACGAGAACAACAACATGATCCCAGACATCCTAGAGAAGAAGTTTTCTCAGATGAAGGCTGATGTATCAAAAAGAGTTGATCGTGTCGGAGAAGAGCTTAAAGACGTTACTAAGGCTATCAAAGAAGTGGGCAACCAGATCGGAGATGTGCCTAATGCGATGAAAGGTCAGAATAGATCGGGTAAAAAATCAAAGAAGTAATGACATACACAGCAACAACGACAGCAGGTGATATTAAGTTTAATTATATTTATGTTCAAAATGAATCTAAGTGATATAAAAATTTACAGCCTTAATTTGTTTGCGCTGATGACATCTATGACAAACTTAGATGTTATACTTAAAATAATACTATCCATTATAGCTATAGGGTATACCTTGCATAAATGGTACATAATGTATGGAAAGAATAAGTGATCATGTATCGTACAAGGAAGGTATAAAGTCTAATACGGCAACTCGCTTAAATATAGACAACACTCCCGATTCATACGCTTTAGGAAACATGACTGCAGTTTCTCATAATCTTTTTGAACCTTTAAGACAATGGGTCGGTGGCCCCATAAAAATCAACTCTTTTTTCAGATGTGAAAAACTTAATTCTGCTATCGGCGGAAGTTCTCGCAGCCAGCATTGCTACGGTAGAGCCATTGACATAGACGATACTTTTGGTCATAAGACAAATGCAGAGATGTTTAACTACATAAAAGAAAATCTTAGCTACGATCAAATTATTTGGGAGTTTGGCAATAACAATAACCCTGACTGGGTGCATGTAAGTTATGTCTCTAAAGATGAGAATAGAGGTAGAGCCTTAAAGGCTGTAAAAGAAAATGGTAAAACAGCTTATCAGGTAATATGAGTAAAACTAAAAAACCTTTTAAAGAAACGGGCGTAGGGAAATTCCTTATCAATAAGGCGCCGTCCATACTAGGCATGGTAGGTGATGCCTTTTTGCCGGGCAATGTTATATCAGAACTTATAAGCGGTAATAAAGAACTCTCTGAAGGTGACAAGGCTATAGCCTTAGAAAAACTAAGAGTAGAGCGCGCCGAAATAGATGGTGTAACTAGAAGGTGGGTGTCGGACTCAAACAGTCAAAGTTGGCTGGCGCGAAACATCAGACCCTTAACTTTAGCTGTACTAGTTAGTGCATATGTAGGTGGTTGGTATATGGGCCTAGACACCGAGGATACAGCAAGCCTAGTTACATGGGTGCTGTGCGGATACTTTGGAGCAAGAACGGCAGATAAGATAGGCGTTAAGTTCCCTTCCAAAAATAAGTGAACCCAAAGGCGCGTTAAAATATTTGTATCTTTATATTCAAATTAAATTTAATCTAATGGATATAAGGAAGATTTCTGTAGGACCAGACTATAAGTCAGGAGCGATGCACTATCTGGTGGGTCAAGAAATTTTAAATGGTAATTATTTTATTCACCTCATACAGCACGACGCTAGTAATGACTCGATAAAGATATGGATTCAACGTAAAGACGAAATCTTGCTTTGGAAAGAGTTTGGCGCTGAGGTACCTGTATCTATAGAATATAATATCAACTTTTAATGCGGTCCCCTTTTTACTTTATCGTAGAGCCTTTAGAAGGTAAGCGGTATAATAACACTAAAGTTATAGGCGGTATAGAATTTATTACAAGTTCATCAGAAGAAGACTTTACCGTTTCTAATCGAGAAGGCGAAGTAAAAGAACTGCCATTAAAATATACAGGACCTATAAAAAAAGGGGACACACTTTTAGTTCATCATAATGTTTTTAAGTTTTATAATGACATGAAAGGTCGCCAGCAAAGTGGAAAGAGTTATTTTAAAGACAATATGTTTTTTATAGATAACGATCAGTTCTTTATGTATAAGCAAGACGGCAAATGGTATTGCCATGACAGATATTGTTTTGTAAAACCTATTGACAAACAAGATTCTTTTTTACTAAAAAGAGGAAACGAAGAGCCGCTTTTAGGAGAGATGGTATATGCTAATGATTATCTTTTATCTCAAGGGGTAAGGCCAGGGGTTCGAATTAGCTTTCAACCAGATAGTGAGTATGAGTTTGAAGTTGACGGAGAGAAGTTGTATCGTATGTTTGATCATCAAATAACACTTAAGTTATGAAGCACATAATGATTGACAATTTTTTAGAAGATCCTAATAAATATGTTATTGATGTTTTAAAAAACGAATTTGAAGATGTAAAAGCAGGTGATACTATATTCAAAGGAATTCAAGTAAGAACAATAGATGAGTTACAGTATAAGGTGGAAGATGCTTTTCCAGATTATGAAGTTACATTTAATTTCATTAGACAATCACCCCTTAATCAAAAGGAACCAAACTATATTCATACAGATGAAATGATGGGAGACAAAACGGTTCTTTTGTATTTAAATAAACATCATCCAATGGAAGACGGCACTACACTATATAAGTTTAACAGGGTTGCTGATGATTATCTTCCTATGTGTACTTTTTATGCACAATATAATAGATTGGTAATATTTGATTCTTCCATACCACATTCAAGAAATATGTATGAAAATTTTGGTGAGGGTGAATATGCACGGTTAGTTCAGGTAATGTTTTTAAAAGAAAAGCAATGAATTCAGATTTATTAAAATTACAAATAATACAAGCCGGACGAAAGGCAGTCGAGCAGCTAATAAAGGTTGCTAAAGAGGATATAATAAAGCCTGATCCCCAAGATGATATAGCAGCAGATAAATTAAAAAACGCAGCAGCCACAAAAAAACTTGCAATATTCGATGCTTTTGATATATTAAACAAGATTGATGCTGAACAAGAAAATATAACTATAAATCAAAGTAATGGAGACAAAGTCCAAACAAAGCAAGGCTTCGCTGAAAGACGATCAAAATAGATTATTCTATGTTGTAAAAAACCGTGTCCCTAAAATTGTTTTTAGTAATAAAAATAGAGCGAAGACATGGATATATGGTTATAGTGAAAAGTATGATATGGTTGTTATATCTAAGTCTGGTCAAATAGGCGATATAATAAACATTAACGGATTGTATATAGCACTTCCGTTAGCACCAGATAATTTTGACACAAAAGCCGAACTTAATAAAGATCAATACTGGGAGCGTAAAAACTTACCCAAAGAACTAAGCCGTATCTCATCCATATTTCAGTGGAATGAAATGGCGAGTATTTTTAAAAACAAATGGGTTGATTACATAGAGTCAGAGTTTGACCGAAGAGATTATGGATATTGGTTTTATAATAACGGTAAGCGTCTTTATATGACCGGATCGCATTATATGTACTTGCAGTGGACTAGTATAGATGTGGGTTATCCTGATTTTAGAGAGGCTAATAGAATATTTTTTATTTACTGGGAAGCATGTAAGGCGGACAATAGATGTTTTGGATTAGTATATTTAAAAATCAGACGTTCAGGGTTCTCTTTTATGGGATCTTCAGAGTGTGTAAATACGGGAACATTAGTAAAAGATTCAAGGGTTGGGATACTTTCCAAAACAGGATCAGATGCTAAAAAAATGTTTACAGATAAAGTAGTGCCTATAGCCAACAGGCTTCCATTTTTTTTTAAACCGATACAAGACGGTATGGATAAGCCTAAGACAGAACTTGCCTTTAGGATTCCAGCCTCTAAGATTACAAAAAAGAATATGTATGATAATGTTGATGACGAACTGTATGGGTTAGATACCACTATTGACTGGAAGAATACAGACGAAAACTCTTACGATGGGGAAAAACTTTTGCTCTTAGTACATGATGAAAGTGGTAAGTGGATAAAGCCTAATAATATTTTAAATAATTGGAGGGTTACTAAAACTTGTTTGAGATTAGGTAGTAAAATTATCGGTAAGTGTATGATGGGATCTACATCAAACGCATTAAGTAAAGGTGGAGATAACTTTAAAAAGCTATACGAAGATTCAAATGTAATTACTAGAAATGAAAACGGCCAAACAAAAAGCGGCATGTACTCTTTGTTTATTCCTATGGAATGGAATATGGAAGGATTTATAGACAAGCACGGCATGCCTGTTTTAAAAAAACCTGAGAATAAAATATTAGGTGTGGATAATGAGTATATAAAAAATGGAGCTATAGATTACTGGCAGGCTGAAGTTGATTCACTTAAGAATGATGCAGATGCGTTAAATGAATTTTACAGACAGTTTCCTAGGACAGAGTCACACGCATTTAGAGATGAAAGTAAATCGTCGTTATTCAATCTTACTAAAATTTATCAGCAGATAGACTATAATGATTCTCTGATAATAGAGCATCACGTTACAAGGGGTAAGTTTTATTGGCAAGACGGAGTAAAAGATACCAACGTAATATTTTCTCCAGACAAGAAGGGACGATTTAGAGTGTCCTGGATGCCTAATAAAAATATTACGAATGTAAAATATAAAAAGAACGGGTCGTATCACCCTGTTAATGAACATATTGGAGCCTTTGGCTGTGACTCTTATGATATCTCTGGTACAGTTTCAGGTAGAGGATCTAATGGAGCCTTACATGGATTGACTAAATTTAATATGGAGGAAGCTCCAAGTAACGAGTTTTTTTTAGAGTATGTGGCTAGACCACAGACGGCGGAGATATTTTTTGAAGAAGTATTGATGGCGTGTATATTTTTTAGTATGCCAATATTAATAGAGAACAACAAGCCTAGACTTTTATATCATTTTAAAAACAGGGGGTACAGGGGGTTTTGTATGAATAGACCCGATAAACATTTTAATAAATTATCCAAAACTGAAAAAGAACTAGGGGGAATACCCAATACCTCTGAAGATGTTAAGCAATCGCATGCCTCAGCTATTGAGTCTTATATTGAAAAACATATAGGAATGGATTTAACGGGAACTTATAGAGATTCAACTGAGATAGGATCAATGTATTTTACTAGAACTTTAGATGAGTGGGCTCGGTTTGATATAAACAATAGAACAAAGTTTGACGCTAGTATAAGCTCAGGTTTGGCAGTAATGGCGAATCAAAAAAACCTATATTTACCAGAACAAAAACAAAGCAAAATAAATCTTAACTTTGCAAGATATGCTAACAAAGGTAATTATAGTGAATTAATCAAATAGATGAAAGACGTAAAAATAAATATTTCATCTGTAGGTTTTCCCAGTCAGTTTGTATCCGACTCAGAAAAAGCCACCGACGAGTTCGGATTACAGATAGGACAAGCGATACAATACGAATGGTTTAGAAAAGACTCAAATGGATGTAGATACTACAGTCAGTGGAGAGACTTTAATCGACTAAGGCTTTATGCAAGAGGAGAGCAGTCTATAGCTAAGTATAAAAATGAATTAGCTGTAGATGGTGATTTATCTTACCTAAACCTTGACTGGACTCCCGTTCCTATTCTTCCAAAATTTGTGGATGTTGTTGTTAATGGTATGCAAGACAGACTTTTTAAAGTTAAAGCATTCGCTCAAGACGCATTGTCACAAGCTAAAAGAAGTAAGTATCAAAACATGATAGAGGGTCAGATGGCAGCAAAAGAACCTCTACAAGTTCTGCAAGAAAACACAGGCTTCAATCCATTTACTATGGACCCTGATGAACTGCCAGCTTCAGACGAAGAACTTTCTTTATATATGAACCTAAACTATAAGCCAGCGATTGAGATTGCAGAGGAAGAGGCTATAGATACTATGTTTGCAGAAAATCATTATCAAGACACGCGTAAACGAATTGACTATGACCAAATGGTTATAGGCGTTGGAATGGCAAAGCATGAATTCTTACAAGGGTCAGGCGTGCAAGTATCATATGTAGACCCAGCAAATGTTGTTTATAGTTATACTGAAGATCCATTTTTTAAAGATTGTTTTTACTGGGGAGAAATTAAAACAGTTGCTTTGACTGAGTTAATAAAAATAGATCCTTCTTTAGACACAGAAGATTTAGAAAAAATATCTCAATACAGCCAAAGTTGGTATGACTACTTTAACACAGCACAGTTTCAACAGAATGATATATTTTACAGAGACACCTGTACATTAATGTATTTTAATTATAAGACTACAAAAAAAATGGTCTATAAGAAAAAAATTAATGAAGGTGGAGCAACTAGAATGATTGAAAAGGATGATACTTTTAATCCTCCAGAGGAGATGCTTGAGGAAGGAAACTTCGAAAAAATAGAAAAGACTATTGATGTTTGGTATGATGGTGTAATGGTTATGGGTACTAATATTATTCTTAAGTGGGAACTCGCTAAGAATATGGTTAGACCAAAATCGTCATCTC